GCTTTAGTTGTTCAAGCTGCGTTAGTTTGTTGAGGCTACCCGATGTTCATTATGAACACAAGGGGGTTCGCCCATCGGGCGAATTAGTAATCGAGGTTGACGGTCAGTTTTTCGTAGGGCAGGCCCTCCGTTTCGTAGTCGGCGATGTTGATCTCTGGATAGTCTTCGGCGAGGCGCTTGAGGTCGGTGGTTTTCCGGCCCGCGATCTTCACCCAAGACGCCTTGCCCCAGTCGCCGCTAACGCGGTTCTCTTTGAGTTCACGCATCCGTTCTTTGATGCCATTCTTCGCGAGTTCGAAAGCGTATTCCGCTTTGTCGTGTGCGGCCTTCGCTTCGTCGTAGGCTTTCACGAGGCGCGTCATCTCGATGTCTTCGAGAGGAATGTGCTTCTTCCCGCTGTCGGGGATGCTGCCGGTTTGCACCTTCGCACACGCGGCCTTGAACGGGCAGTATTCGCAACTGCCGTCGAACTTGCCTTCTGGGGCAAACTTCGTTGGGTCGTCGATGGCCCAGACGTTGGTCGCGCGCTTCTTCGCGGTGTTCCAAAGCTTCTCTTCGAACTTGACGACGAAGACCTTGATGTTGTCGAGGAAGGAGGCATCGACGTAGAGGATCACCGCGTAGTTCGGCTTGTGCTCCGTGAGTTCGCGAACGAGGCCCATTTGGACTTGGGTCTGGCCGTGGTGGATGGCCTTCTCTTCACGCAAGCCCACGCGGGGGTCGATACTCTTGATTTCGAGCATCACGCAGTTGCCGCCGATGTCTTCGATGCCATACTTCTCCAGCGCGTTGCGCTTGAGCCCGGTGAGAAGACCGTCAGGGGTCGCGGAGTTCTTGCCGCTGACCAGCGTGTGTTGATCGGAGCCCGCGTAAAGGGCCTTGATGCCCTTCGGCAGATATTGAAGCGCGGGGACCACGAAGTGATTTTCGATGATGTCACCACGGCGCGTCGCGCCCCAGGTCTCTTCGTAGTCCTCGTCCTTGGTGTAGCCGAATTCGGCGCCGCGCTTGGCGAACCAGCCTTTGCGGAGACAGCCGAAGACTTCGGAGGCACCCAACGTAGTCGAGCGGTCGTGCGCCCAGACCTTTTGGGAATCGGCGATGTAGGCCTTGAACATGGCCTCAAAGTCAAGTGGTTCGTTGGCCTTCGCCATTATGCAGCTTCCTTGAAGGCGTCCATTTTCAGGAGTTCGTCGTAGACACGGATTGTCATCCGCACGTCAACGAGAGCATCGTGAGCACCGACGACCGATTCCTTGAAGAAGTATTGAGCGCACTCTTCGAGCTTCGGCCATTTGAAGTCGGCGGGGTGACGGGGACGCTTGTGCGGGACCCTCACGATAGGCACCGAAGTTAGCATAGTGCAGCGAGGTTGACAACTTGCGAAGCGGTCCTTCACGTCTTCTTCGCTGACCCCGGCACGCCACATTGCGCGCTTCATGATCAGGGCGTCGAAGTTGATGTTGTGGGCGACGATGGTGTCCGCGACGGACATCATGTTGCCAAAAAGGTAGGCCGCGTTGTCGATGGCGACCCCGAACTTCTCCGCGTATTCCTGTTTGATCCCGTGGACGTTCGCGGCGCCCGGCGTGATCACCCAGCCCTCGGGCTTGACGATGACGTTGACCGTCGAGATTTCGAGCTTCGTCGTGTCGTCGCGGAGGATTGCCGCAAGCTGGACAACGTCGGGGTGCGTTGGGTCGCTGATGGGAGCGCCCCACTTCGCCACGGTGCCCGTGGTCTCGGTGTCGAAGAAGAGTGTCGCGCCAGACATTAGTTGAGCTTCGAATTGACGGCGTTGCGCTTCAGCGCCGCTTGTGCCATGAGCTTCGCGGCCAGCGCGTTCGTCGATTGGTTTGAACGCGACGCAGCGATCAGCAATTCTTGGATGACCGTGCGCCCCGCAGCGACCGTCGCGTTGTAGACGATGAACCAGAGAAAGATGGAGCCGAAACAGAGGATGTAGGGCAGCCAGAGCACGAAGTAGGAGAGGCCGATAGCGACCCCAGCGAGCTTCGCGACGGTCAGGACCGGCGGCCCGAAAGTCAGGGCCAGGATGACGAAGATCACGCCGAGCCCCAAGAGGCGGGTCCCCACGGGGACCTTGGGCTTCTCCGCCGCTTGTTCGGCGGCTGTTTGCTCTTGTTCGGAGGACATGGTCGTCGTTTACCTTCTCTTTTTACCAAAGTCAAGCGGAAATTAGTGGGTCTCCGCCCAGGTGTGGCCGATCTTCGAGGCCACGGCCACCGGGGGAATGAACTTGAAGTGATCGCCAGCGGCTTGTGCGGCCTTTGCCTGGAGATGTTTGGCGACTTCGACGTGCTTGGGGAGGATCGCAATCTGATCTTCGTCGTGAATCCACAGAAGCTGGACCCAGTCGCCACCCCAGCCCTTCGATAGGCCTTCGGCATACATCTCTTCGCGGAAGTTCAGCAGCCACTTCTTCGCGAGGATCGCGGCGTCGCTTTGGAGTTTGAGGTTGAGGGCAGCGTGCTTGCCGCGAACCATGAGGCGGCGACCGTCTAGGCCTTCGATGCTGCCCGAACGCGCTTGCTTGCCGATGTCTTTCACGACCTTGCCGAGCGCGGGGATGCGTTCTTCGAAGGTGCGGCGGAGATTGCGGCCCAACAAAATCTTTTCGTGATCGTTGAGCAGCGGGTTCGCAATGTGGCCGAGTTTCCAATCGCCCGCGCCGTAGATGTAGGCGTAGATGAAGGTCTTCGCTTGATCGCGTGTGGCGAGGCCCGCAGCCTCTTGGTTCATCGTGTGGATGTCGCCGTGGAGCACGACATCGAGCAACGCGCCGTCATCGTATTTGTGCGTGAGGTTTGCTAGACAGCGGAATTCGATCCCTTCCATGTCGGTGCCGAGCATGACATAAGGATCAGGAACGTAGAAGAGATTGCGGCACTCCCAGCCGTAGTCGCCGACGCGGCCCTTCTTGATCACGCTGATCTTCGAGCCATCGGGCTGGAGTTCTTTCCCGGTGACGACACGCGGCACCTGCGCCAAGTTCGGCCCGTTGTGCGACGCACGGCCAGAGATGGTTCCGCCGACGTTGCAGTAGTGGCGAATCATGTCGTCGTCTTCGACGTTGTTCAGCCATGACTCCGCGCCATCCTGGACTTGGCCCAGGAGTTTCTTGTGGAAGAAGATTTCGGCCAACTCTTCGGCCATCGGGATTTTCCCGATCAGAGTCCGCAGCACGTCATCGTTGACGCTTGGGCGGCCCTTCTCCGTGAAGTCTTGCGGCACCCAGTCGTGGATGGTGATGAAGCGGTCGATGATTTGTTCGCGGCTGAGAGGATTGAATTCCTTCAACTGAATCGGGGTGTAGGCGCAGCCCTCAGTCCGCGACGCCTTCATCGGGTCCTTGTAGTTCAGCGTCTTCTTCGGGACCACGACTTCGCCCCAAACCGCACGCGACTCATCTTGGCCGTGCTCGACATCAGGGGCCGGATATTTCTTGGCCTTGTTCACGCCGTCAGGATCATCCCAGCGCGGCGCGATCACGCGCTTCTTTGCCGGGGCATACCAGAAGCCGTAATGCTTGCTCGCTTGCTCGACGAGCTTCTTCATCTCCGCTTGCACTTCCTGCGCAAGCGCTTGCGCGCCTTCACGGTCGAAGGGAATGCCGTCGCGTTCCTGTTCGCCCATGTAGTCGTGAATCTGGTGCTCAAGAATGATGGCTTCTTCGCTGTAGTTCTCGCGGAGAATCTTCTGCCACAGTGCGTTGAGGACGAAGTTGTCCTGATCGCAGTAGTCTTCCATGTCCTGGTTCCACTCGGCCCAGACGTAGGCCGAGATTTCGTCAGGATCAGTGAGCCCTTTTTCGCGTGCTTCCGCTTCTTTCTTGGCTTTGTAGTCGCCCTTGAACATCTTCAGGCGGTGGCCCCAAGCATCCAAGGTGTGCCGCCCGATCAGTTGGCCGGGGAGCCTGCCACGCTCGAAAAGCATGAAGTCTTTTTGCTTCTGGTCGGCGTAGATCAGGCGCGTGCAGACCATCGAGTCGCGGATGCGGCCCTTGGGCTCCCAGCCCGGGTAGACTTTCTGGATCGCGGGGATGTCGAAGTGCAGGCCGTTGTGTGCGACGATCATCTCCGCAGACGCCAGGAATTCCAGGCCCTGCTCGATGTTGTTCATCAGCTTGTTGCGGCGGAACGTGTAGATTTCCTGCGTCTCGTATTCCAGGATCGAGAGCACATGGATGCGGTCGAGCTTTTGGAGAAGCCCGTTGGTTTCAGTATCGAAGAGAAGAGTCTTCGGTGCGTCCATCAGACGTAGGTGATGATTGCCGGGCCACTATGGCGCCAGTCCCAGATATACCACGCATAGCAGTGACGTGGCGAGCCTTTTGTGCCCTTGATCCAGCGCGGACGCCCGGGCGGGTGAACGATCTTCTGAGCGAACGGCGCTTTCTCGAAGAGGTCGCGGCGCGTCTTCGCCATGTCGTATTCGTTGCGGAGGAACATCATCACTGAGCCCTTGCTGGGCTTCGTCAGCAGCAGCGCGTGACGGATGAATTCTTCAGCCTTCGAGTAAGGCGGATTGGTGATGATGATGTTGGCCTTGACGCCGTCCATCTCCGGGAGTTCTGTTTGCTCCAGGAAGTTGACGCCGGATTTGATTTCGGGATGCCCGCGATCTTCGAGATCGGTTCCGATCACGTCGAAGGCGTTGCGCTCCAAGACAGTGAGGATCGCACCGGCACCGGCAGCGCATTCCCAGACGACTTCGTCGAGAGTGAGCATGTGGTTCGCGATGAAAGGCACTAGGCCCTGCGTCCACTTCTCTTCAGTCTCGTAGAAGTCGCCCTCGATACGCTCATGGCCGCTGGGGCCCATTGCTTTATCCGTTCGGGGCATAGAACATCCGGTAGAAATGATCGAGGAAGAATTGCTTCGCTTGGCGCGGAAGCATCGGCGTGAAGTTCGGATCAATCTCTTCGATCTTCTTGATCGCTTCGGGCTTTTGCTTCCACGAAGAGAGAATGTCCGGGTGTGCGTGTAGTGCGTAGCCCTCCGCGTAGAGCAAGCGACGGTCGGCGCGTTTGACAACGTCGTCGATCAGTTGCGAGCGTTCCACGTTGTATTTGCCGACGATGCAGCGTTCAACACCATTCTCCATTTCGATGAAGTCAGGCATGTGGCGCTTGATGGGAGTGACGAGATCGCCGATCACGCTCTCCGGCGTGTCGTGCATAAGGCCCCACGGCTCTGCCGGTGCGTATTCGAGTTTGGACTCCCAGCCGACGTAGACGCTATGCTGCGCCACGCTGTAGAAGATGTCGTCGCGAAGGTGGCCGTTGAACCGAACTTGCTTGCTCAGTGAGTTCGCAATGTGCTCGATATGAAACTCTTCGGGGCGTGGATTGAACGGGTGGACGTTGCCCATCCCCGTCGTCATATACGCCTCTTCTTTGGTGGCCCCGGTGTTCGCCGTGTAGGCGACCCCCGAGCCCGGGTCCACGAAGCCGCCGGGACGGACGACCGCGTTAACGAGTTTCATTAAGCCTAACATGGAAGCGGAGAACATCACGAATCGGCTGGCTTGTCAAGCGTCTTCGCTATATTCTCCATCCGCTCCAGGAGCTTCACAACCATTTGGGCGTCGCTAGACCCTTCGACCACTAGGTGTTGCGATACGCATTCATTCTTCTGGCCGATGCGCCAAATCCGGTCTTCCGCTTGTTCGACATCGCGGGGGACCCAAGACAGTTCGAAGAAGTTGACGAACCGAGCGGCGGTCAGCGTCCACCCCACGCCCATCGCTCCGATGTTGCCGAGGATCACGCGACACGTCTCGTCCTCTTGAAACGCATCGACATACTCTTGCCGCCGTGAGTTGGGTGTTCCCCCGGTGATGACGCGGGGGTTCCACTTCTTGAGCAACGCCGCCGCCTTCTCGATGACTTCGGTGTGGACGGCGAAGATCACAAGCTTCTCACCGGCTTTGAGCAGCGACTCCGCGTGCTCGATGCACATGGGAAGCTTCGCCAAAGCGAGTTCGACGCGGGCCTTTGAGATGGCTTCGAATGCGATCTTCTCGTCGAAGTTATTGAGTTGGTCGGCAGCCTCTTCGTAGCTGAGCCCCATGAGATGCCCGTATTTGGCCTCGATGGCGGCTTCCAGGCTTTCCCACGTCCATTCTTCCTCTGGGGTGATGGAGATGCCTGCCGTGCCCTCATAGTGCGCCAGCGCCTTCTCAAACGCCGTCATCTCGGCTTCGTTCTTTTTCAAGAGACCGGCGCGGGGAAGGGGAATGATTTGGCGACGCTTATCCGGCAAGTCTTTCAAGACTTCGCGTTTGTTGCGGCGGACCATGAACGTCGCACGCATCCGCTGTTGGAGTTCGTCGGTGTTTGATGCGCCCGTGGTGTCGAGTCCGAACCCGTTGTGCTTGGCATCGCAGTAGCGGCGGGCGAACGTGATCCAGTTGGCCCCGAGCCCCTTGGGATCGAGTTGACGGCAGAATTCCCAAAGGTCTTGCGTCTCCTTTGGCTCTGGGGTCCCCGTGAGGAAGATACGGAATTTCGATGGCGGGCGGAGAATGCGCTTCGCAACGATCCCCTTCTTTTTGTTGGCGCGTTGGTTGTGGCCCCAGCAATACTTCGAGCGTTCGGCTTTGATGTTGCAAATGTAGTCGGCTTCGTCGAAGACCGTGAGGTCCCATTGCCGTGCTTGGATTTGCGTGTAGAAGCGTTTCAGGAGTTCGTAATTGATGATCACGATGTCGGTGTCGGGCCAATAGTCCGTCACCTTCTCCAGCACCTTGTAGCGGGGCTTCCCCTTGTTCTTGCCGGTCTTGAAGACGCCGACTTGCTCGCGGACAATCTCTGTGCCGCTGGCGATGCCCCAAGTGAGGTCGGCGGTCAGCCAGCGATCAATCTCGCGGCTCCAGTTGATCTTCAGGAACGCCGGGCACACGATCAGCACCTTCGAGATGCGTTCGTCGGCATTGATGCGGAGGATGGCCTGGATCGTCTTACCCAACCCAGGTGGGTCGGCGATCAATGTGTCTGGGGTGTAGAGCGAGTATTCGGCCCCCGCGACTTGGTAGCCGTAGGGCGTCTTACCCGGCGGGGTCGGAATCTCCAGCGAGCTTGTCGCCGCGCAAGAGAGCGCCAACCTCTGCTGCCGTGTAAGTGCGACTTGCATACTTGGTCTTCAGAATTCCGATAGCGCCTTCGAGGAAGGCATTTATTCTCGGCGCGCGCTTCGGGAGTTCGGAGAGGCCGGTCCCCAAGCCGTCTTCGGGGAAGACCACGATCTTCCCGCTGTCGAGCGCCGCTGTCACCGCCGCGAGGTCGTTGCTGATCATCCGCGTCGCCACGACGTAGTTGAGGTCGGAGAAGAAAGAGGCGGGGCGCATGTCGGGCTTCCACTTCGTGCGGACCCCGATGGCGTTGGGTTCGCCGCGAGCTTCCCCAGCTTGGCCGCCCAGGCCCTCGCGTTCGTCGTTGTCCCCGAAGACGTAGATCACGTTGGGGTTGTTGCGGAGGTCAGAACGGTAGTATCTCTTCTGGGTGATCAACGGCATCCGGGTCTCCTATCGTGTCCCAGAACCGAAAGATGTCGGCCTGGGTGTAGTTGGGCACAAAGTAGTCGGCGAGTTCGGGGTCCATCCCACAGTCCTCGCACCACGCGGGACCATAGATCATTCCCGCGCCCACGTCAACTGATTCCTGCCAGATGATGCCGCCGCAGCACCGGCAGGGCTCTAAGTCCTGGCGGCCCCGGATGTATGTCACTTCTTGGCCTTCTCCGCCGCCCGGTCGTGCATGGTGATGCCGTCCAGGTGGTCAACCTCGTGGGCGATGCAGCGGGCGAGCAAGCCCGTGGCCCGCAGCTTCTGGCGGTTCCAGGCGCGGTCTGTGTAGGCCACGGTGAGGCTCACGGGCCTGCTGACGGGCACCTGATCCATTGGGTAGGAAAGGCAGCCCTCGGCCATCGTGGCGCGAATGGCGGCCTTGAATTCGATGATGGGGTTGATCATGAAGTGGAGGTCGCGGCCAACGGCGACGACGCACATGCGCTTCGCGATCCCCACCTGCGGCGCCGCGATCCCGATTGCCATGCGAGCCTTCATGGTCTCATACATGGCCGTGAGTTGGGTCAGGGCTTCCTTGTCGCCGATTTCGACGGCAGGGGCGGGCGTGTGGAGGATGGGGTCGTTGTGGGGAACGAGCTTCAGTGAGAGTGCCATGTTGGCTCCAGAAAAGGGACGGGCCCGGGGAAGGAGATAACCCGGGCCCGTCGTCGCGTCGGCGGAGGAAGGAGATGACTCCGCTTCGCTAGCGGGGATTATCAGGCCCCCGATTTCAGCCCCGGATTTCCTTGATCCAGCCCCGCAGGGTGGATTCAGAGATGCCGGAGATACGTTGGCCGCCGCGATAGCCGTGTTCATCCACGATCTTCGTCACTTCGTCAGCGGTGAATTGGCGACCGTCCTTGGTCTTGAAGACCAGAGCGGTCTCGACGGTGTCAACGGCGTCCTCTTGGGAGTCGCGGCGCAGCCAGAATTCGAGGATCGCACGCGGCTCTTCCGCGAGTTCGACCCCAGCTTCAAGCTGGTCGTGATGGGGCTCCCAGTATTCGTCGCCCTGGACAGTCGAGACCCACTCGAAGGCGTAGAGCAGGCCGCGAGCGCGCTTGCGGAACGAGAGGCTGGTGTCCAGCGCACGCTCCAGGTCGGCACGCTTCAGGTCGCCCGGGACATCGCCGTAGAGTTCCAGGCGCTCTTCTTCCGTGAGTTCGGTGCGAGCGTCTTCGGCGTCGGCCTCCGGCGCCGCAGTGGCGGCAGCGGCTTCGGCGCGTTCGACTTGCGCGATCCAGAATTCGAGGACCGGCAGGGCGTCGTCGGGCTCAACCTCGTTGTTGAGGCTGGTGTCGGCGTCGTCCCAGTAGCTCCAGCCCTGGATCGTGTCTTCCCAGTCGAATGCCGCTTGCAGCGCATCGAGACGGTCGCCGTTGTCGTTCGTGGAGTCCACGACGATGCGGGCTTGGTCGATGTCGAAGCCTTTCGGCACCGGGCCGTATTCCGCGAGCTTGCGGTCGATTTCTTCCTGGGTGTCGCCGTCGCCATCTTCGAGCGTGCGGCGGTAGTAGTCTTCGCTGGCCGTGGCGACGCCGCCGAAGTAGGACTTCGCTTCGTCTTCCGGCACTTCGCCAACGACTTCATACGTCCACGCCCGGCCCTTCGCGTTGTTGTAGTCGCTGGGGATCGAGACCACGTCGGCGGGGTTGATCTTCACGATCACCACGCGACCTTGGCCGCCGTGATAGTGGTCGAGATACGAGTAGGAGCAGAAGTGGAGGCCCCGCGAGCAGGTGGCGTTGCGGTTTGGGTCCACGTCTTCGCGGCGCATCGACGGCTTCTCGCCGATCTTGTTCGACACGACTTCGCCGCCGTAGCCACGGTGGAACGAAGTGTAGTCGTCCGCGACCTTCTTGAAGGCCAGGATGTCGCCGTCGTCGGTGAGCACGAATTGGCCGCTTTCGAGGAAGAGGTCGATTTCCTGGCGGGCCTTCACAGACGGGTTCTGTTCGCGCTTCGCCAGATAGTTGGCGAGGGCGTCGATGCTGTAGCCGCCCTTGAGCAACGTCAGCACTTGCGTGACGTAGACGCCTTCGATGGCGATGCCGTCGAAGCGGACTTCGCTGTCGCCGACCTGGACGCGGCCAAAGCTGGCGCGCGTGATGAAGCCCGGGAGGTCCGCGAGATCGCGGATCAGATCGAGGTTGTAATCCTTGGCCTTCGCGCCGCGCTGGAGTTCGGCCTTCAGGGCGTCGAAGTTCGGATGGCTGTTGTCGATGGCGCGGGGGCGACCGTCGAGAAGCAAGTTAATGCTTCGGGGGGTGATGGTTACTGCGAGGGTAAGTGACATAGGGTCTCCTTCTCTGTCGTGTTTCAAAGTTGGCGCGATTAGATCACGCCTTCTTCGCGTTGTCAACAAGCAAAATGTAGTCCAACAATTTTTGCATCGTCTCTTCGTCGGCGTGGTAGCGCCACGAGTTGCCGACGATGACCTGGAGCAGCGGGTAGGCTTCGACGACGGCCTTGGCCTCTTCCACGGGGCCCGGGTGGGCCGCCGGGAGTTCGATGCTGCCCCGCAGGACTTCGAGAACGCGGAAGCGTTCAAGGATGTCCTTGGTGTCTTCATCTTCCGCGAGTTCCCGATAGAAGCGCACTTCGTTAAGAAGCTTCTTCAGCGGCGAGTCGTCGCCGAGGATCACCGACTTGTCGAGCCCGCTTTCGATCAGGTTCACCGCGAACTTCCAGCCGAGTTCGTCAGTGACGTTCTCTTCGTAGTTCTTGAAGGCCGCGACGAAGTCGAGATCGACCGTGAGATCGGTGGCGGCGGCCACGATGTCCCAGAAGCTTTCCCAGCCTTCGTGCTTGTTCGGGATGTTCTTGTAGGTCGCGGGAATGCCCAAGAGTTCGAAGTCGGCGTCGAGCTTCTTGAACTTCTTCAGGGCCTCGATCAGCGAGTTGATGTAGGAGATCGAGACTTCCTGGCCCGCGTTCATCGGGCAGTTCTTCGACAGGTGGACGTAGACGCCGCCGTCTTCGGGCTGCACGTCGGCCTCTTCGAACTTGTAGCCTTCGAGCACCTTGACCTTGATCTTCGGAGCGGCCTTGCGGTCGAGCACCGACTGCGGAATCGGAAGGTCTTCGAGCTTCACGAATTCCGACGCCGGAGGACGCCCGAGTTCGACCAGGAGCTTAGCGAAGCTGCGCTTGCCGAATTGTTCGGTGGTCTGAATCCAAACCAAGTCAGCACGTTCGCTGTAGCTGAATTGTTCGAAGTATGCGGCGATGCGCGCCGCAATGTGCTTCACCGGAGTGTTCATGTCCTGGATCAGGAAGACCGTCTTCTGGCCGACTTCCAGGTCAATGTGGTTGCGGTGTTCGAACTTGATCTTCGAGCGCTTGTTGCGCACGTCATAGCTGCTGACGAACGCCAGCGAGCAGCCCAAGCGCGACTTGATGCGCGTGCGGGTGTCGAGTTTCTTCGAGCGCCACACTGCATTCTTGCGGGCGTATTCGCGGAACGAAGTCGGCAGGTTGTAGGTGTTGAGCACTTCGTTCAAGCGCTTGCGGGCCGTCCAGCGCGTCTTCGCCGTCGAGATCGACTGTTCGATCTTCGCCAGGATTTCGGCCTCGACGAGCTTCAGATAGCGCGCGATGCTCTTCTTCGTGAGGTCGGTATATTCCAGGTGTTCACGCGAAGGCGTGATGCTGAAGTCGCCGATTTCGCCTTCGATGAAAAGCGGAGCGCCAAGGAGTTCGCGTTGGTGCTGCGAGAACGAGCCGTCGAGCGCGTGAGTGTCGATGGGATAGATCACGCAGCCTTGCTTCACGGCAGCGCGTTGCACGAGTTGGTTGGGCTTCACGAGCTTCCAGTTCGTGCCCTCAATCGACGATTCCAGCGGTTCGCCTTCGACCTTCGAGCCCGAGAGAACGGGGAAAACATCGAAGCCCGGCAGCGTCATGCGAGCGGCGCGCTTGAAGTGCTCGACATCCTCGACCTTAACCGAGAACGAGACTTCAAGGCCTTGCTCTTCGTCCGTGACCTCATTCGAGAACAGGACGATCTTCGGCTTGCCTTCTTCATTGATGAAGCAGTTGTAGATGCGCTTGCGGCCTTCGAAGCGCACGATGACGTTGAAGCTGTCGGTGTAGGCGAACGGGGTCTTCGAGCCCAGGCCGAACTTACCGACTTGCTTGTCAGCGGCGTCGAGAATCTTGGCCTTCTGGGCCTGCGTCGCGCCCTTGGGGACAGCGCCGTCTTTCGTGGATTCGAAGACGCGGGTGTAATTACGCATCACGAATTCGTGGGTCATGGAGACGCCGAAGTCGCGGACGCTGAAGTAGGGCTCCCATTGCGTCGGCAGGTGGCATTCGAACGGACGCTCCGGGGTGCCGCGCATGGCGTGGGCGTCGAAAGCGTTCGACCACAGTTCTCGGATGATCGCTCGCGGCTTGTCCGAATAGATGCCGTCGATCAGAAGGCGGAAGGCCTTCGCGGTCGCGGCAATCGTGAATTCGCCTTCTTCTTCCACGCCATCGACGAAAACGTCGCGACCGGAATCGAGGGTATTGGCTTCGGCTCTCAAGTGTGTCTCCTTCGTTGATGCACCCTTCTACCCAACGCAGGTGGGGCAGTCAACAACAATCGTGCTTAATGTCATAAAATAATTTCTGTTGACAGCCCCAACCAGTGTGGTAGAGTCGGGATTGGCTCGACTAAGGGCCCCGGTGACGGGCTTCAAACGCCTGTTGATATGCTGGGGCCCTTCAGCGGCCTCGTTAACCTTGGAAAGGGACCATCAGTGTTGAAATTCCTCGCCGCCATCGGCGCAATCGTCTTAGGTGCGTTGGGTGTTGCCGCCCTCGTTGTCCTCGGCGTGCTGCTCGGCATCATCGGCGGCGTGATCGCCGCCTCGATCTTCGCCTTCTTCTTCCCCGCGACCGTGGCCGCGCTTCTCAGCGTGACCCCGTTCACCGCCGCGTATCAACTCGGCGCCGCACTGGGCTTCGTCGGCGGCTTCTTCAAGGCCACGCTGACGACGAAGAAAGACTAAGCGATGACGCCCTGGGGCGTCTTCCGCTATAAGAAACGCATCGCCATCGTCGCCTTCAAGGACGACGATGGCGCTGTCGTTGCCTGTAGAGCCTTGGGGACCAGAGAGTCCACCTTCGAAGACGGCCTGGGCTATATCGAACGTCAGTATGGGACGCGGCCAATCGTTGGCAAGGACATGAAGTCCGAGTGCGTCACCGAAGAAGATTGCTATGCCTACCTCGAAGCGCACCCAAGGCACGGACCCAAAAAATCGCCCCGAGTGGATGAATCGGACTTGCATTTGCCGGGACACTCCGGTAAAGAGGGCGATGACGTTCCATGACAAGAATGGTCAGTTAGTTTATTGGGCACACATGGACTGCCCAGAACACGGAGTGAAGGAGATTCCGAATGAGCGTGACGACACTGAACACAACGAGCCCGGCGGACCTCGTGAGAGCGAAGGTCAAGGAAGCCCTCGCCTTCTTCCAGGGCCAAGCAAACACGAATGAGCTTTACGCGAGCACGCTCGCCGACGCTCCTTTCGATGACCTCCCACGTTCCGGCATCTACGCCGATGGTGCCCGCGTTGGCCGCGATGAAGTTGTCGCTGCTGTCTTAGCTGCGTTGGGTGCCGAGTGATCTACGCGACTTCGATGCCGCTCCGGCGGCGCCGGGCTCGACGCAAACCCTCACGGCCACGCGATAGCCAGAAGCGTAAGGTTTACGCTGCGGAGAGCGTGCTGAAGGGGAAGATGCCGCTGGCCGACATCGACGCTGCGGCCAAACTCGTCGGCAAGCTCTTGAACGCTGCGGTCTTCAAGCATCGCTACGATCTCCGGCTTGAACACTCTCCGGTTCACGTTGGCTTGACGCGCCGCGATAGCGGCCACTCCTGGGGCTCGGTGAAGGGCATCAGGCTGCATCCCGAATGGGGCCTAGACGGCTACATCGTCTGCCACGAGATGGCGCACGTCGTGGCCCTCCGCATCTACGGGCGCGAGAACATCGCAGCCCACGGGTGGCAGTGGGCCGAAATCTATCTGATCCTCGTCCTCGCGGGGATGGGTCGCGCCGCCCACGACGAATTGAAGGCGAGCTTCAAGGCCGCAGGCATCCGGTTTACCAAACCCCGGCAGGGCCGCGTGCTCACCCAGGATCAGCGGAAAGCGCTGGCCGAAAGGCTCGAAGCGGCACGGAAGATGCGTATTGTCGGCAGCGGAGAAAACCGCTTGACAGGCGCTACGGCTATGGTAGAGTCCTGACATCGAAAGGAGACAACATGAACACCCGTCAAAAGAACATTCGCGATCTCATTAACTCTGCGAGAGGCCGCTTCGCCTCCGTCGAGTTCGTGAAGAAGGATGGCACTGTGCGCGTTCTGCAAGTCCAACCGGCTGCCGCGAAGTTTCACGTCAAGGGCGACAAGGCCAGCGCCGCCGCCCAGCAGGCGACGAAGACCCGCAAGGAAAACAATCCTAACCATCTAGCGGTTTGGGATGTCGTCGATCAGTGCTTCAAGACCGTCGATCTCGACACCGTTTTCGCGGTGACGGTTGACAAGACGCGCTATTCGGTGTCTGCTCGGGGCTGACCCATGAGACATGACTACGCCCACCGCCTTCCAGATGATGATCGCTGAACGCATTCTCAGCGAGCCCTTTCCGCGTCCCGGGCAGGATATGTCCAACTCGGAGAAGTGGGCTTTCGTTCACGCCGTCCTCGACGACAGTGACGACGAAGATTTGGACCCGGAGACCCCGTGGACCCCAACGCTCAACATCTTCGAAGGGCTCGACTGGCAGGCGGTCTACGACGAGTGGACGGACGAAGACCTCTTCGCCGCCGTCCTCTTCGCCGACCTCCTGAACGATGTCTACTTCGCGATCTTCACGCAAGGCGATGGAAGCGAGGCCGATCACCTGAACTATCAGACGAGCTTCGTCTGGTGGAAGAAGCTGAAGGACAAGCACGACTCTGATCAGGGCCACGGCCCGTTCAATCACAAGGGATGGCTACATTGAAAACGAAGAGAGCGAAAATCCTCGACGACACGCAGTTTCGCGAAATCCTGGGCCGCTTGGGCGAAGCCCAGCATCCAGAACGCGACCGCGTTATCTTCATCCTCTCCTTCAAGGCCGGGCTGCGCTCGCAAGAAATTGCGGGGCTCGACTGGGAAGACGTGACGGACGCCAAGGGCAACATCGGGGCCCCGGCCCCTGGCTACGACTCCCGTGGCCGCCAAGTCAACGTGCCGTCGCTCTTCATCCCCGGCGACATCGCGAAGAAAGGCCGTGAGCGCTCCGTGGCGCTTCACCCAGACCTGATCAAGGCCCTGCGGGCCCTCCAGGCCGTCAGCGAAAAGACGGGCCCCAAGGACCCTGTAATCACGGGAGAGGCGGGGCAGCGCCTGACCCCTAACTACCTCGCCCAGTTCTTCCTCCGGCGCTTCCGCAAGTTCGGGATGCAGGGCGCTTCCTCTCACTCTGGCCGCCGCACGTTCATCACCAAGGCCGCCCAGATGTCGCGTGAAAGCGAAGGCGTCAGCCTCCGCGACGTGCAGCAATGGGCGGGGCACGCCTTCCTCTCGACGACAGAGGCCTACATCGAGCCCAGCCCCAGCGCTCACGCCCTGATCTCGCGGCTATAAAAGAGCCGCTTGACAACGGAACGGCAGCGGGGTATGGTCGGTTCCATAGAAAGGGGGAGGCGATCATGAAAACTGCGATCTTCGACATCGACGGCACGATTGCCGACCTCACGCATCGTCGCCAATACATCGCGACGAAGCCCAAGAATTACGCGGCCTTCCACAAGGGCGTGACCAACGATCTCCCGATCTGGCCGGTCATCAACGTCCTGTTGGCGATGAAGGCCGCTGGTTACAAGATCGTCCTCTGCTCTGGCCGCGATGGCGACTTCCGGCAGCGCACGGTCGATTGGCTGGCGCGTTTCGGCGTCCCCTATGACGCCCTCTACATGCGGGCCGGTAAGGACTACCGCGCCGACGACATCATCAAAGAGGAATTGCTTGACCAAATCCTCGCCGATGGCTACAAGCCCGAAATCGTCTTCGACGACCGGGACCGCGTCGTCGCCATGTGGCGCCGCCGGGGGCTGAAATGTGCTCAAGTCGAACCAGGAGATTTTTGATGCGGAGAAACTTCTACTTCAACTTCTCCAGGTTCGGCCAAGCCGTCGCCGCTGGCGCCGGGGCCGTGTTCCTCTACGCGCTCGCCAACTGGCTCTATCTCGCATCGCCGACGTGCAGCGACCCCAATGAGGGCAACTTCCTCATGGCCTTGGCCTGGGGTGTCGGCGGCGCTCATGCCTGGGCCGCCTACTCGACGCTGGTGCTCGTAGGCCGCTCCTTCTCGCGGGAGCACTGATGAAGCGTGAAGCCGCTCTCGTCCTCGCTTTCATTTTCTGCCTTTACGGGCTGCCGATTCTCGTCTATGGGCTGGGCCTGAAATGACGCTCCACTATCCATTCCCGCAAATCACCCATATCGACCAAGTCCGCAAGGCGATCTTCAATCGCCCGGAATACATCGTGGTCGAGAAGGAAGGCGGCTACACCGTCGTCAATTACGTCTACAGCGGCGAAGACACGTTCCCGCCTGTGATCGACCGCGAGGTCTCGCAGACCGACTATCTGACTGGGCTCCGCGACGCCACGGACGCCGCGATCTTGCGCGAGTGCCGGGGCTTGATCTTCTGCTCCGAGACCGGCGTCGTGATCTCGCGGCGCTTCCACAAATTTTTCAATGCCGGTGAGCGTGCTGACGTGGTCCCCGAGGCTATGATCGGAGCCGAATACGACGTGCTGGAAAAGCTCGACGGCTCGATGATCACACCAATCCCTCTCAAGGGCGGCTTCTGGCGCTGGGGCACGAAGATGGGCGTCACCGACGTTGCCCTGCCCGTCGAAGAATTCGTGCTCGACAACAGCCAGTATGTCGAACTCGCCGACTATTGCAAACAAACAGACTGGACGCCGATCTTCGAGTGGTGCTCGCCGCTCAACCGCATCGTGCTTCAACACACGACGCACAATTTGATCCTAACCGCCATCCGCCACAACGTCACTGGCGAATATATGTCCTATGCGCGCATGTCGGCGCTCGCTGGACGGTTCGACATCCCGGTTGTGCGCCGCGTGAACGCTGACATCTTGGCGAACTATCGCGAAAGCGAAGGGGTCGAAGGCTACGTCTTGCGTTTCGCCAACGGCCACATGATGAAATTCAAGACCGAGTGGTATGTTCGTCTGCACAAGACGAAGGACAAGCTCGCTCGCGAAGTCGATGTCGCTCAACTCGTGTTCGACGATCAGGCGGACGACTTGCTGCCGCTGCTCGACGAAGACGACAAGGCGCGTTTGATCGAATATCGTGCTGCCTTCTGGCGGCGCTTCGAAGACGTGAAGAACGGCATCAGCCTCATGCTCGACCAGTGGCGTGGCGAAGGCGACCGCCGCAACTTCGCGATCCACACGGACCCTTGCGCCTCACAACCGCGTCGCGATCTCACCTATCCGTCGCCGTGGGCTCGCACCATCATGTTCACGGCATGGGACGGCAAAGTTCCTGTTGACACCGCAGTGAGGATTGCGGTATCGAAGGGGCTTGTGAACAACCGCAAGTTCGCGGAACTCAAAGAAGGCCTGTTGCAGGGCCTGCGCTGGAAGGAAGCCTGGGAAGTTGAGTAAGCCGATTCTTCTTGTCCTCGTGGGCTTGCCGTATTCCGGCAAGTCAACCTACCGCGCCAAGGCCTTGAAGAGCCTCGTGCTCGCGGGACCGACTATCGTCCTCTCCAGCGACGACAAGATCGACGAAGTCGCTGCGGCGCTGGGCAAGCGCTACGACGAAGTATGGTCGGAGGCCAAGGACGCCGCCGACGCCTACGTCAAAGAGAATTTCCGCAACGCCGTAGAGGCCGGGCTCAACATCATCTGGGATCAGACGAACCTCGGGCTCAAGAAGCGCCGCTCGATCTTGGCGCAGGCTCCGGGCTACACGAAGATGGCCGTCTACTTCGATCTCGACGAAGAGACGGAAGACGCCCGCCGTGCGGCGCGTCCCGAACGCTTCATCCCCAAATCAGTCACCGCTCAAATGCGTGCTTCCTACGTTGTGCCGACGCTGGAAGAAGGGTTCGACTACGTCGGACCCAGCACCGACACGGCTTTCCCGGAGACCGCATGACCACAATCGCTTATGACGGCCACGAGATGACCGGCGACCGCCGCGTCACCGAAGGCGGCGTGATCTTGGGCTCGATGACGAAGGTCTTCAAAATCCAAGCGGAGTTTGAAGGCGAAGGCCCTTGGTTCCTCGTGGGGATCGTCGGCAATTCCTCCTACATGGGGGCCATGCTCAACTACGTTCGCTCGCACTTCCGCCCCGGCGACAAGCCGAAGATCGCTGAAGGCGAGCCCGATGTCGAAGCCCTTGTCGTCTACGAAGATGGCCGCGTGGCCTACTTCGAGGCCCCGGACTACAATCCCCAGTTCATCGACGCGGGCTTTCACGCCCTGGGCTCTGGGGCGAAGTTCGCGAAGACCGCCATGTATCTCGGGCGGCCCGCGAAGGCAGCGGTCTTGACAGCCGCCGAATTCGATGTCTACACAGGCAAAGAAACAGACACCGTTCGTTTTTGATGCCCTCCGGGGCGAAGGAGAGCCCCATGATCAACTGCACCGTCGAATTCATGTGCCAGGGGCAGCCCGCCCGTGGCCGCGTTGTCGGGCGTGAAGGTGCAGATTTATTGATTTTAATCGGCCACAAGGTCTACCGCGAACTCGTCGGGAATGTGGTGTTAACCAATCTCGTTAACCACCAAATCTTGTATACCGACTACGATCTCGTCCAGAAAGTGGGCCGCGTAGTCGAGCACGACACCGTCACCTGCGCCATCTTCGTTGAGAATTCGCTTGACAAAAAGCGAACTCTCATTGATAAACCTCGTGTTAACTTTCTATTGAAGGGCGGCCAGCGTGCGTAGGTTCGAAGTCACCCTCACCTTTAGGAAGACCAACGGCGACACCTGGAACGAAGCCTATGGCCGTGATGCCGTGAGCCTTCCAGACGCCATCCAACTCGTTACCGGGGACCTTCCCCTCCATCAGCGTGCGTGGCTTGTCCACGTCAACGCCGTGGACCCGACTCCAATCGCCCGTCTTCAAGCCGTAGCATGAACCGCCTCACCAACGAAGAATCGTTCTTCGAAGTTTTGTCCAACGTATTCGGTGACGCCAAAGGCGACGCCGTCTTTTTCGCTGACGGCGACAACCGTCTGGAGTCGCGTGACTACGATGAAATCGTAGAGGCGCTAGGCGACGGCGCGTCCCTCACCCTCGTAACTTCCAAGATGGAAATTCTTGGGATCGCCGCCGAGAGTATCGGCGAATTCCCGACTCCTACGTTCATCGTCGGCCACGAAGAGCGCGACTTCGAATTCAACGTCTGGCTCTTCAAGACGCCGGTCGATTTTACTTTCGGCTCGAAGCTGTCGCTGGGGCTGGAAGCTGCGGCGAAGAAGCTCGACGAGAACTCGCACATTGGTTCGCAATTCCCAGTGCCTGGGGTGAATGGCTGGGACTTCATTGGCGATGTCGGCCCGCGTTGGGATGTCGCTGAATTTCTCGATGCCGTTGGGATCGACGCCGACTCCGTCCAGTCGCAAGTCGAGAAGGTATTGTTCCCGAGCGGGAGCAATAACGCGGAATCCGACGAAAACCCGCCTGATGTTACCGTTCGGGAACAATCGAGCGCTGAAGCCACAAATGTTACCGATGGGGAACAACTGAAGATCGGCGACGCGCTGATCTACGGTGACTTCGACGACGCCTTCTTGGCGACGAAGTTGAAACTCGGGGTCAGCGTCAAAGGCGCGAAGACGAAGCCCGGCGAGTGGCAGAACGCCGAACTCACAGTCACCGATTTGCTCCTGCTGCTCTCCGAACATGAGCAAGGGGCGAAGGACGGAAAGTGCATCCTTCAAGGCGAAGTCATCGACGGCGAGCGCAAGGCCCAAAGCGTTCGCGCGTGTCACATTCTCATGCTCGACCTCGATACCGGCGAGGACTTGCAGGACACGATCAAGAAGCTCCAGCAACTGGGGCTGGCCGCTGCCGTGTGGACTACGCACAGTCACTTGAAGCCCTCGACGAGCATTCGCAAGGATGCCGTGGTCCGGTTCATCAAGGAGAAGCGCGAGCCTAACCTGGATGACGTGAAGCGGTATCTGCTCGAAGTCAAGCGGTATCGTCCGTATATTATCGACTCGGCTGCGTTGGGTCCAGCAGAGCACACGAAAGAAGGTCTTCAGTTGGTGGTCAACCACCTGCCGATGCCAAAGTTCCGTGTGATGTTCTTTTTGTCCAAGCCTTTTGTGTTTGCCGACTTCCTCGACAACCGCACGGCCAACGAAGCCTGGAAAGCTGCCTATGAGCGCACGTCGGACATGCTTGGCGCGTTCTACGACAAGGCTTGCACCGACCCGTCGCGTCTCATGTATACGCCGCGACACGGCGAGGGCGCGAAGGGTTACAGCATCCACTTCATCGCAGGCAAGCCCCTCGATCTCGACGCGGCCCCGGCGCCCGCCGACGCCCGGCAAGCGGCCTTCTCTGCGGCTGCTGCCCAAACCTCTGTCATCGACAAACGCGACGTAAAGTCAAGCGACTATCAAACGTCGTGGCTTCGCGGCTTCTTGGCGAAGAACAGCGACGTGTTCCAGGTCGCCGACTTCTTTGAAGCCTACGGCGAACCCCGTGGCCCACGCAATGGGGCCGGGGCTCACTACCGCTGCCCGAACGATGACGAGCACACGAACGCAGGCGACCCCGAAGACAAAGGCTTCTACTGCGTGAACGCAGGCGAAGGCGACTATGTCGAGGGCTTCATCGCTAAGTGTATGCACGCTTCCTGCGCCGAGAAGCATCGCGGCCACATGCTCGACTTGATGGTCGTCGAACACGATCTCAGCGAAGAAGACCTGAATCAGTTTTGCGACGAAGCGCTACGTCCCGATCAAGAACCGGCGAAGCAAGAGGCTCCTAAGCAACAGGCCCCCATCGTTCTCGAAGCTGAAGAAGGCGACGAAGACCAGACAGACAGCGATGACGACTATACGGCTTCGTCGGCCTACGACGAGCCACATATCAAGCGCGCCATGCAGACCATGAATAAAGAATGGGCTGTTGTTACGCTTGGAACAGACGTTCGTATTATGCGGGAGCCGAAGCAAGCTGGTAAAATGCCGAGCTTCCACGGTATCGAAGCCTTCCGCAATCTCTATTCAAATAAGAAAATCAACGTCCCTGTAGAGGGTGGCTACAAAGCTGTTCCAGTGACCAAGTTGTGGCTTGAATGGCCGCAGCGGCGCACGTTCTTTGATGGCGTGATCTTCGAGCCAGAAGAGCAAAATCCTGACGCCTATAATTTGTGGCGGGGATACCCCACGCAAGCTAAGCGTGGCTCTTGGTCTATGCTGCGTGAGCACGTCTACGACAACATCTGCGCTGGCGATGAAGAGCGCTTCAACTGGTTCATGACGTGGTTGGCGCAGATCGTCCAGTTCCCGGGCCGCAAGATGGGTTCGGCGGTCGCGATCAAGGGCTTGAAGGGCACGGGCAAATCTAAGCTCTTCGAGTGGGTGAAGAAAGGCCTCGGCAATCACGCGATCAAAGTCAGCCAGAAGAAACACATTGTCGGCGACTTCAACGGCCACCACAAAGGTGTGACGTTGATGGTCTGCGAAGAAGCCTTCTGGGCTGGTGATCACGCTGCGGGCAACGCCCTGAAAGACCTGATCACCAGCGACACCATGATGTTCGAACAGAAGGGCATCGACGCGGTTCCGATCTCAAACTATGTGCGGCTGGCTTTCATCTCCAACGAACACTGGATTGTCCCCGCCGGACTCGAAGACGAGCGTCGCTATTTTGTGATGGAGTGTAAGGACACCCGTCGCGGTGATATTCCTTTCTTCATCGCTATCGACGAGCAAATGGAGAATGGCGGGCTTGAGGCCATGTGGTATGAGTTGTCCAACTGGGACGCTCACGAACTCTATCCCGAGAAGGGCTGGAACATTCTCCGCACGCCTCCTATGACGGAAGAGCTAGTCGATCAGGCTATGGAAACGATTGAAGCCTGGGACAAATTCTTCATCGGCTTCATTGAAGACGGCAAACTCGAAGCATCTTCTCACCCTGATCTCCCGGAAATCATTCTCGAAGACGACGAAACAAACCATGTCAGCATCACCGCGTTGCGCCTTCACTTCGAAGCGTATCTCACCCATCTTGGCGGCAACGCTCGCCACAAGCTTGGCAATCGTGGCTTCCTTAAAAAGCAAGCCATTAAATACCTCGGTATCGAGGACAAGTCGGTTGCCCATCGTTTCGGAGGCGAGGTCGTTCGCTGCTACAAATGTCCTCCCCTTCCCGAAATCCGCGCGCGTATCACGCAAAAGCTGAAGATCAAACTTGACTTGCCAGATTAAAAATGGAAGCGTGTAAGAATGCTTACGCTCCCTGCGATCCTCAAGGGCCGGGTCCTTTATCGCAAGGTGCTCTGCACACTGCCGGAGAAAGCGTATTCGCCGCTTATCCAGCTAGTGGGCTCCGTGCTGGCCGACAAAGATGGAGTCTACATTGTAGCTGAAGGCCATCCAACGGTGATGCTGCGACGTGAGGTCAACGAAGCTGACTTCCGCGTTCGCTGGAACCACGCGATGCACGCGCCAACACGTCGTCTGTTGATGCAGGCTCTGCAAATTGGAAAGCTGGATTCCTGCACGGTCTCCGACGTATTGTTCAACCCCGCGACGAAGAGGGTCGTTCTCGACGAGAACATCCCCAACGTCCTCTTCATTGGAATGGAACGCAAAGATGCCTGATGCTCCCGAACAAGAATTCGAGCACGCATTTCTCGACCAGTCGCAAAGCTTCATGAATGGCTTCGCCCTGGGCTCTCTGTGGGAGCAATTCGACCGTCATGTGCCTGTCTTCTGCATCCTCCATCCTTCGTGTCTCACCGACGCCCTGAAGCTCGCCAGCTATTGCGGCTACGACATCAAGCACCGCGAGACCATCGACACCGGGACCGGCGAAGTCTGCATTGTATTCCACGGCGAGCCCGGCGCGGCACCTGCAAGGACAAAGCTGACCCTGATCCAAGGTGGCAGGAACTGAACAACTTTCTCCCGGCGAGCGTGGTATGGAAAAACTGATCCCCTACGAGCAGGCGTTGCGGCTGGCCCGCAAGTCTACAATCGACTCGCTGCTGCGCTACCTGTTGCAGCCCGACCTCCTTCCCCAAGGCCACGCCTTCTACGTCGTCGTCGTTCCCAAGGTCTCTGGCGTCATCCTCCCCGCGACGTGGATGGACAAAGACGAGGTCACTCTGGTGCTCCAGCATCAGTGGAAGAATGCCAGGATCGAGAACGAAATCCTTTTTATCGACCTCTGCTTCTCCGGCAAGTGGTCGCGCTGCGTGATTCCCTTCGAGTCCATTCAGACCTTCAGCGACTACCATGCAGGCTTCGCCGTCCACAAGCGCGTGACCTTCACGGAAACACCGCCGCCCCCGCCGGAGCCCGAACCCGCTCCCGACACCACGGTCGTGAGCCTCGATAGCTTCAGGAAAAAGACTTGACGCCGGGGCCCGCTTCTGTTAGCCATACAGAATGCGTATCGCGGTAACAGGCTCCCGGCTCTTTGCCGACACCAAGATGGTGGGCAAGGCGATGACGAAGCTCCAGGCCAAGCTCACAAGGGATGCCCCGGCGGACAAGCTGCCGGGGATCACGAGCATCGTCCACGGGGACGCTCGCGGCGCCGACACCTTAGTCCACAACTGGGCCGTCCGCCACGGCTTCCATCACGTTCGCGACGGCGACTGGACGAAGCTCCAGGACCCCGCGCTCGCCTATCACATTTGGGGCAAGCATGTGATCCCCGTCGAAGCCAACTGGGATCAATTCGATCTCAAGGCCGGGCGCATTCGCAACGAGTTGATGAAAAACATGGGGATCGAACTCTTGTTCGCCTTCCCCGGCAACGCTGGCACGCTTGACATGGTTCGTCGCTGCCGCCGTGCGAAGATCAGGATCATTTTTGCCGAGGACTTTCTTCTCGACGACTACGAGGCCGGAGCCCAATATGAACTCTGACCTGCAAGGGCAAGACGCTATGCGGTTCAAACAATTCGAAGCCATGATCGAAAAGAAGATCGCGGACGAGAACCCCGGCTGGTCCGATCTCCAGACCGGCATCTCGACGTGGGCTTTCGACAGTTTCGGCCCCACGACGGCATTGGTGACGGCCCGCCGTGCGAACACGGAGATGGCCGAACTCCAGAAGGAATTGGTCAAGGGCGTCAAAGACGAGATTTGCGCCGAAGCCGCCGACGTTGCCATCGTCGCGATTCGCATCTTCCACCTTCTCGAAAGCGACATGCGCCGCGAACTCGCGCTGCTGCCGCATGAGTATCGCAAGCAAATCTTGGACGCCCCTCTCGACGTGAAAGTCGCGATGGCGAACTTGGCGATGGCCGAACTCATTCGCGATACCACTATCTGGGCGGGGTCCGTCGAGGGATCGCAAGAGGCAAAGGCCTTGCGCGCCGCCGTGCTTTCGCGTAATGCTATCCTCTTCGTGCGGCTGATGGACATCACGCTGCACTTCAACGAACCGCTGATCGACATGGTCGCAGCGAAAATGATCATCAACTACAAACGGAAGTGGCTCAAAAATGGCGACGGGACTGGGCACCACGTCAGGGTTTCCGAAGGCACCGAGTAAGGCCGGGCGGTTCTTCATCTCCAGCGACGACGACGGGCACCGCTATTTGGTCCCCGCTGATAAGCGCGAAGAGTGGAACCTCTGGCGTAACATCCCGAGCGAAGACGAGCGCTCATGGGAAGTGCCGTCGTTCGCGACGGAAATCGGCATGGCTCCGAGTAATGTCGAATTCGAACTCCCGCGTTTCTCCGACGAGACCCCGGTCTTGGACGTGGACGAGACTCGCCCGCCGTTCAACCGCGAACTCACGCGCCATGCGCTCGAAGAGCCGATTTGTCTCCGCGACGGTCGCCGCTGGTGGGCCGCAGGCACGTCGGCGTGCGACGAAAACGGCATCATCACGATCCTTAAGAAGGACGAGGGCGGCCACTACTACGCGGAGAGTTTCGGCCCCGCGTAATGGAGAAATACACCGCCCTCCGTCTTTGCGATCTCGCAATCCCTTGGCTCCGCGCCAAGCACCCTGACGGGATAATCGTCAAGGAGTTTGTCTGCGGCTCCGCTGGCGACCCTCGCATCGACATCGCGTGCATCACTCCGAAGGGCATCATCGGGGTCGAGAACAAGAGCGACACCGACAGCATCGACCGCTTGGCCTCGCAGGGCACAACGTATTCCAGCGTCTGCGCCTACACCTATCTCTTCGCCAGCCCCAACCTCATGGTCGCGGAGAAGAACAAACAGAAGTGGTGGCGGGCGGCTCCCGCTTGGTGGGGGATGATGGGTCACACCGAAGGGCGTGGCGTCTATCTTATGCGGGAAGCCCCATATTCGAAGTTCCTCGCGCCTCACGCCATCGTCGGCCTCTTGTGGAAGAATGAGCTTCACAAACTCGCGAAGGACAAGGGCTTGGAGCCCAAGGCCTCTTGGAATCGCGAGAAGCTTGGCAACTTGCTGGTAGACAACATTCCGCTTCCCGTGCTGCACCTTGCGGCGATGGAAGTGCTTCGGGCCCGCGACTGGGTCTCACCTTGGACAATGACATCGAGGCTTGTAGATGCAACCGACTGACTTCACGGGAACGAACCTGACACTGGGAAAGCCGCCGGGCTGGGACGAAGAGAAGTTCGGCCCCTGCATCGACATCCGCGTCATGCAGCGCGGCTCCTATGTGATCTCCGGCTGGCTGCCGTCACCGGAGGAAATCGAACGCATCGTCGCGGGCAAGCCCGTCTTCGTTCACGTCGTCGGTCATTCGATGCCGCCTATGTGGGTCGATGTCGGTGACTAAGATCGCGCTTGACCTCTACTGTAAGGCCGGTGTCTCTGGGCGTGGGCTCGCACAAGCGGGCTACACGGTCATTGGTATCGACATCGAGCCCCAGCCAAACTACCCCTACGAATTCATTCAAGGTGACGCACTTCGCATTTTGAAGGAATTAGTGCAGACCGGATGGACTACCATTGGCTACGCCATCGGCGAGACCCGCTATTCCCGCACGCTCTATCTTTCGGAAATCGACTTCATCTGGGCGAGCCCTCCGTGCCAAAAGTTCTCGCGGATGCAAGCCGCGAACAAGGGCCGGGTCAAGCGTAAGAAGAAGCACAAGGACTTGCTGACCCCGACCTTGCGCGTCCTCCGCAAACTCGACAAGCAAAACGGCGGAGCAATCCCCTGGTGCGTCGAAAACGTCGAAGGTGCGCCGATGAAAGACGCCTTCGTTCTCTGCGGCTCTCGCTTCGGCTTGGGCGTCAGTGTCGGTGGCGTCTGGTATCAGCTTCAACGTCACCGCCAGTTTGTCACCAACTTCGACGTTGCCTTGGAGCATCGTTGGAAGCATAAGCACAAACCCGGGCCCGTGATCGGCATCTACGGCGGGCACGTCAGGGTCAGGGCCGCACAATACGGCGGCAGGCAGGCAACGGAGAACGGCGTCTTCGGGAAGACCGACAAGAAGCTGATCGCGTTGCTGGCGATGGGGCTCCCGCGTGACACGAAGATCACGATGGAAGAGCTAAGCAACGGCGTTCCTCCGGCGTATTCTCAGTTCATCGCATCTCACGTTAACCGTTGGGTTAAACCTTAATACGGCTGCCGCACCTGCGTTGGGTGTCATAAAATAGTGCTTGACTTCGTGGCCCGGGACTGGCATAACCAGGGCATCGAAGGAGATTTGGAAATGACCGTCACGTTGAGCATCCAGCAGGCAGCCGCCATTGATTGGGCGGAAAACGGCGAAGGTAACGCCGTGGTCGAAGCCGTCGCTGGCGCGGGTAAGACCTTCACGCTGGTTGAAATCCTGGAGAGACTGAGCCGTAAGGGCCTGACCACGGCGATGGTCGCCTACAACAAGTCGATCACCGTCGAAATCAAAGAGCGCACGGACGCCCGTGGCCTCGACACCGAAGTCGGCACGGCGCACAGCTTCGGCTTCAAGGGCGTGCAACGCGCTCTGGGCTTCCCGCAAGTGGAAGCCAAGAAGAACCGCGACATCATCCAGAAGCTTGCGATCCCCGGCTGGTATGCCGAGGTCGTGGACAAGCTCGTCAGCCATGCGAAGAACGCTGGCATCGGCATCGCCCGCCTTGGCGGCGACATCGACGACAACGCGAAGTGGATCGAAATCTTCGACCGCCACGATCTGATCGCGGCCCTGCCCGAAGAATTCCGCTACGGTGTGAACGCGATGGAAATCGCGATCAACGACGCGAAGCGCGTGCTCCGCAAGTCGAACGAAATCATCCGCGACGTGATCGACTTCGACGATATGTGCTACCTGCCGCTGCTGCTCGACATCCCGATGCCGCAATACGACTTCGTCCTTCTCGACGAAGCCCAGGACACCAACGAGACGCGCCGTGCGCTCGTCGCGAAGATGGTGAAGCCTACTGGCCGCCTCGTGGCCGTTGGCGACCCCCACCAAGCCATCTATGGCTTCACCGGCGCCGACAACGACTCTTTGGATCGCATCAAGCGCGACTTCAACGCCGTGACGCTGCCGCTGACCGTCACCTATCGCTGCCCGAAGGCCGTCGTCGCCGTCGCTCAGCAGTGGGTGTCGCACATTCAAGCGCACGAAAGCGCGCCGGAAGGCGAATACGACGCCGTCAGCTACGAAGACTTCATGGCGATGGACTTGGTCAAGACCGACGCCATCCTCTGCCGTAAGACAGCGCCGCTGATCAAGCTCGCGTATGCCCTGATCCGTCGCGGCACGCCGTGCAAGGTCGAAGGTCGCAACATCGGCAACGGCTTGCTGAAGATCATCCGCAAGTGGAAGAAGGCGAAGACGATCTCGGCTCTGCTCGACAAGGTTCGCGAGTGGGGTGATCGCGAGACCAAGAAGGCGCAGGCCGTGAAGGCCGAAGCCCGCATCGCCGCCATCGAAGACCTCGTGGAGTGCATCTACGAACTCGCCGCTCCGTTCTCGGGCCGCGACCCCGTCGCCCTGCTCGAAGAGCGCGTCAACGTCATGTTCGGCGACGACGTGACGGCGGCTGGCCTGATCACGCTGGCGACGATCCACCGCTCGAAGGGCCGCGAATGGAAGCGCGTCTTCTGGCTTGGCCGTGAAGCTTGGCAGCCGTCGAAGATGGCGAAGCAACAATGGCAGCTTGATCAGGAAATCAACCTGATGTATGTTGCCGCCACTCGTGCGAAGGAAACGCTGATCGAAGTCAGCGCTCCGCCGGAGAACGAGAAGCCGAAACAGGAGCGCTTCTGATGGGCACACGCAACGTCCGGGCACACTTCCAGTCAGGGTGCAACGGCACCCTGATCTGGGCCATCGACGCCGACGACGGCGCGGCCTCGATCACAAACGACGCCGAAGCCGTCACCGAGTTTCTGGTCGCAGCCTACGGCGACAAGCCCATCATCTACCGCGACACCGAAGGCCGCTGGGACTTCCTCGCCCATCGCGGCGGGCGGTTCACGGGCTTCGCGGTCTTCAACTTCGAAGGCGATGTCGCGAGCGCGCTGGCCGCCGCCGAGTCCTTCCTGTGAGCGACTACGGCGAGCAAGCGAAGGGCTTGACCGGCCAAGCCGACCAACTGGACGCTGCGGCTCTCCAGGCCTCGACCTTGGCGATGTCTCGTGCGGCGTCAGACGCCGCCCGGGCCTGCCGCGATCTCGCCGACGCCTTCATGAAGCTCGACATCCAAATCAAGGCAATGGCGAAGAAAGCCAAGAAATGAGCGAACCAGTCATCGGAAAATTCTACCGCCACTTCAAGGGCGGCCTCTACACAGTTCTCTTCATCGGAACCCACACGGAGTCCGAGGAAGTGCTTGTCGTCTACCGGCACGTCTCGGGCAACGTCTACTGCCGCCCTATCGACTCCTGGCGGACCCCGGCGAGGGTCGAAGGCGAACCCGTGGCCCGTGGCGGGCCTCCAGTCGCCAAGCAAGTCGAACGCTTCACGTTGCTGCCCGATGACTTCAAACTCTAAGGCCCAGCCCGGTGCCCGCGTGGTGCTCGCCTGCGCCTTGTCCGAAGTCCCGGCGGGGCTCCGGCGCGGAGAGGTCTACGTCATCGACGCCGTCGAGCCTCCGCTGATCCCCCAGTTCCCGACGCGGTTGATCCTTCTCGGCCAGCCCTTCAGCTACGACGCAATTTTGTTTGACATCGCCGCCGGAGTGTGATTAAGGTTAGGGATGCTGGTTAAAACAGTGTCCCCGCCCTTCTTCACCGTCGCCGATCTCGAAGACAGGTTCGCGATCTCCGATCAGCGTCACCGCTTCTGGCTCCGCCGGGGGCCGCAGGACTACAAGAAGACGAGCCCCGAGGGCCCGCCAAAGCGCCTGCTCTTCGTCATGCTCAATCCCTCGACCGCCGACGCCAGCATTGACGATCCGACCATCCGCCGCTGCCGCCAACTCGCCTTCGACAACGGCTACGGCGTCTTCGGCGTCGTTAACCTTTTCAGCTTCCGCGCCACGAGCCCCGACGATCTGATCGCCGCAGAGTATCCGAACGACGAGAAAAGCGACGACGCCATCAAGGCCGCGCTTGACTGGGCCGACGAAGTGTGTTTTGCTTTCGGCGTGGAACGCAAAGGCCTGAAGGGCCGCGACACATGGAAAGAGCGCGTGCAATGGGTGGCCGATCAGGTGGCAGCGAAGGGCAAGGTTCCGACCTGTCTGGGTCAGACCAAGGACGGCTGGCCGCGTCATCCCCTGTATCTGAAGGCCGACTCGAAACTTCAAGCGTGGACGGGATGACCGACAAGTCGCCGCAGACAGTTTACAACGAGAAGCCGCGAGCGCCGGAAGGCGCTGTCGTGCAAATGCTTCTCGTGCTCCCCAACTCCCGCCGTCGCGACGCCGTCTGGAATGCACTACGGACCTCGATCATCAAGGGCAACGTCAACTGCCAAGCCAACATGAAGGTCATACGCTACGGCGACGCCATCATGGCCCATCGGTTCAACTTCATCATGTGCGTCGATGATCCGCTCGACACCATCGAGACCCGGCGCCGCAATGACCAATATGTCCACGAGTCGCTTCGGTGTCGCCTCGTCCCCGGTGGAGAATTGGTGTGGATGTAAATGAGCAAGTCGTTCGCTCCCTCTCCCGAATTGCTAGCAGTCTTGAGTCGCTGGCCTCTACCGCAAGCTGGTGCGCCGTCTGGCTCTTCTTCCTCATGCTCGCAACCTGCGACATCGCCAGCCCCGGATGATCTCGTAGTCTTCAATGGGATGCGGGTCATCTGCAATCCCGATCTTCCCGACAACACTTGGATTATATGTGATGCCAACGGACGACCCTGCGCTGGAGAAGAGAACGGTCAGCGCTTTGTTATCAACCGCGAGCGGTGGGATCATTTCTCAGCCAGCCGCGAAATCTATGCCTACCTTCGCGGAGAGCTTGCGGACGCCGGAGGTAATCCTGCCGTTGCGGCGGAGGCAATCGTCGATCAAATACGACGAAGCGATTGACACCGTCGTCAGGTTCGACATCGAGACCAGGAGCCCAGACGGGCTCGAAGCCGCCTACGTTGACGTGAAGACCGAACTTTCAAAGCGCATCGAACGCCAGCTAGCGCAAGCGATCAACAAAGGCGTGGCCGACGCCACGTCTATCATGAGCGGCACAGTTGCCAGCAGCAACAAGGCCGACGCCGTCTTCGACATCGGCAAGCTCAAGAAGCTCATGGCCGACATGGGGCTTCCCGCTCAAGGCGGCCCCGCCCATCAAATCTACGATCTCAAGTCGCTGCCGATGGGCGGCGGCAAGTGGGCAATGGGTGGCAAGTTCGACATGCCGCTCTTACGCGGCGGCATCTTGGGCATGGCCGGGCTTGAGCCCCTGAACATCAAGCGCACAAGGAAGAAGAGCGAGAAGCCTTTCTTCTATCGCACGCACGATGGCACGGTGACGGTCTTCCCCATCACTCGCGAAATCATGGCGCTGGCTTCGCAACATTGCCGAGCGACAAACACCGACACCTTTAAGTTCGCGCTGAAGCGTGAGTTCAAGGCCACCGACACCATCGACACGATTATCGAGCCCTTCTACGTCACGGTTCGCGTCCAATGGCGGAAGGGTAAGGGGCTGAAGGCTCCAGCCTTCCTCTACTTCGCTACCCAACGCGACCTAGAAACTTTCGTCGAGGCCATCCAATGAGCAAGCGCATCGAAAAGTCGATCTACGGCCAGCGCATCTTGGAGACCGTTGCGAAGTTTCAGGGGGCATCCGCTGTCTTCGGCAAGGCCTCGAAGCACAACTTCGTCACCCTGTCCTACGGCGGGAAGTCCCGCGACGTGATATTCCCCGCGTCTCCCAGCGATCACCGTGGGGCCTTGAATTGCGCCTCAGACTGTGCGAAGGTCTTGACTGCGTTGGGTGCCGTTCGCGTCAAGAGCGAAAAGGGTGGACAACAGAAGGCGTCCGAGCAACAACGGAATATGGAGAAGGCCTCGTGAAGAACACGAAGAACCGCTATTTGATTCCCGATGGACTGCGCCGCCGCCTGCGGAAGATCATCCATATCTCCACGATCTATGGGCGAGATGACACGACGGCTTACATGCTGCGGATCATCTTCTTCCAGCGCTTCCGCATCCACGTCATGTATCGCGCCGACGAGGACCGCGATCCCCATGATCACCCGTTCTCCTTCACGACGTTCCCTCTCAACGGCTACTTCGAAGAGGTCTTCGACCCGAAGACCGGGAAGTTCAACACGCAAGTCGTGCGGCCCTTCCGCTTCCACTATCGCCCGGCGGAATACGCTCACCGCATCTTGGGGCCAGCGCTGCTCACCCTCGACGGCTGGAAGCTCGACACTCGTGAGGCTCCGAAGAAGGTCACGACGTTGGTCTGGGCGTCAGCGTTCGTGCCGCGTAAGTGGGGCTTCTGGATCGAGCCCAACGATGCGGGCATCCGGCGTTGGGTGCCGTCTCGTGAATATCTCGGCGACTACGGAGAGTAAGATGCCGACGATGAAGAAGCCAACCGACCACACGCAAAAGTGGATCGTCATCGACCGCACCACGGGCAAGATGCTCGCCGGGCTCTACGAAGAGACGGCGCAGGAGCGTTGGCGCGGCCAGCCGCGCTGGGGCGAGCACGGCCAGATTTGGGAAGCCGCGAAGTTCGACGATCTCGACGAAGCCCGCGACTTCATGAAACCCTTCGCTCACTTCGATCTCGAATACAAGCCCGTGATCGCAATGTGGAGCTACGACGGATCGAGGATGCCCCGGTGAAGCATGAAGCGATTTACATCGTCAGTTACGCCAGCAGCCGTCTTGGCTGCCGTCGCACCTACGCTTTCACGCCGTTCGACGACTCGATGCTTTCTAGCGTCAAGCAACTTCTCGCTGACGAAACCGTCGATCCCGACAGCATTGAAATTGAGGTCTACGAACCGGCCAGGGTTCTCAAGGCCCAAGATTTGCTTGGAGTCGGGGCTGGTGTCCTGGTCGGGTAAGGAGAAGGAAGTGGACGAAGATTTGACACGCGGCGACTTCACGGCGTTCCCCAGCATCCGGGGCTTTGCGAACATCTGCAAAGAAATCGCGATTGTCTACCCGTTCCCCAACCGCCCAACGATCCCCTTCAACTCGAAGGTGAAGCTCCACGGCACGAACGCCGGGGTCCGCATTTACGCCGATGGTCGCGTGGTGGCCCAGAAGCGCACCGACGACGTGACGCCTGAAGACGACAACGCGGGGTTCGCGGCCTGGGTCGCGACCATGCGTGACTACTTCGGCTCCCTCGCCATCGCGCTGCCGCCGAACACCTACGTCGTGATCCACGGCGAATGGGCGGGCCCTGGGGTCCAGAAGAAGGCCGCAGTCGCGAGCATCCCCGAGAAATCTTTCTTCGTGTTCTCCATCGAGACCAGCGAAGGCCACATTGTCGAGCCCGACGAAATCCTGGCATTCATGAGCGACGACGGCAAGCTCCCGGCGCGTGTCTACGTCCTGCCGTGGTTCTCGCGTCTCTCCGTCACCATCGACTTCAACGACCGCGAAGGCACGGAAGCCGTCGCCGCGACCATGAACGAAGTCGTCGGCGAAATCGACAAGGTCGATCCCTACATCCAAGAAGTGTTCGGGGTCGAAGGCGTTGGCGAAGGCCTCGTTTTCTATCCTCGCGGGCCCGGCTACGAAAAGCTTCGCGGTGATCGCGGCTTGTCTCTGCTCTTCAAGGTCAAGGGCGCGAGCCACGGCGAGAAGGGTGCGGGCAAAGCCGCACGCACGTCGGCGATCCCCAGCAACACCGCAACGGAATTCGCGAAGACCCACGTCCACGAAGATCGCCTTGAAC